GAATCTCAACTGCAGCTGATATCGTTGCTGATCCATCTGCGCCTGATGCATTCGTAAACGGTATAATGGAGAATGTTGAGTGGGTTTACGATCCCGTCCAAGGCACTTGGTTGGAAGAGCATCTAGACAATATCAAGAAAGAAATTAATGATATGTCAAAAGCAGCAATCCAAGAAAACCGATTAAGCATTTTAGAAGATTATATCTCTTCTTTAGCCTTAAAAAGATAATTAATATAAATAACTAAGTAAACTTATTATTGTAAGGAGATGAATATGTCCGATAAATCTATCGACAAACTAGACGAAGAGGAGGTCGCTTTGGATGAAACCCTAGCTCTCGACTCTGTGAAGACTAAAGGGAAAGCTGCAGATATGAATGCTGTTATGCAGCTTATGCAAGCTATGCCCGAAGCTGATTTCAACAAATTTGTTGAAACTATGAACCAATTTGCTGCTGGTAAAGACTATGGTGTTGGTGACAACGCTATGCATAACGCCACTACTATCATGGCCAAAGAAGACTTGGACGTTATCTTCAACGATTCTGATGAATTATCAGAAGAGTTTAAAGAAAAAACTTCTACTCTGTTTGAAGCTGCTCTCGGTGCGCGCATTGCTGTAGAGACAAGCGCTTTAGAAGAAAAGTACGAATCAGCGCTTCAAGAGAATATGGATCATCTTGTCGATTCTCTCCAATCAAACATCGACACATATATGGATTATGTTGTTGAAAACTGGATGGAAGCAAATGAAGTAGCTATTGAATCAACACTTCGCAATGAACTCAACGAAGAGTTTATGGAAGGATTGAAGACCCTCTTCACCGAAAATTATATTAATGTTCCTGAGGACAGAGTTGATGTCGTTGAAGCTCTAGCAGAACAAGTTGAAGATCTAGAAGAAGTTCTTCATGACGTTTTGACGGAAAATCACGAAATGAAAGACAGTCTCGTTGAAGCAGCTGCTGCTTCTGTTATCGAGGAAGTCTCCGAAGGCTTAGTTCTCTCTCAACAAGATAAATTCTTCTCGCTTGCAGAAGGCGTTGAGTTTGACGGTGATTTGGACAAATATGCTGAAAAGCTAATGACTATCAAAGAAGGTTACTTTGGTGGGCAGGAAACTTCCAGCGATGATGAGAATTCTTCTATTGAACATGAGCAGTTTGATGGCGAAGAAGAAACAGCTAAATTCAGCGACCCTGTTGTGGTCCGATATGCTGATGCTTTGGCACGAACTATCACGAAATAACTAAAAACTAGCTTTTTATAAATACCTACAGACTATTAAATATTTCTTTACGAAAGGGAAAACAATGTATCTAGCTGAAGAAATTCAAAAAAAATGGGCTCCTGTGCTTGATCATGATGCGCTTGATGGAATCAAAGATTCTCATCGTCGTTCAGTGACAGCAATTATGCTCGAGAACACAGAAAAAGCTCTTACCGAGCAAGCTGGCCATGGCAGCCAACAGAGCCTTCTTGAAGCTTCACCAATTCCTGGTAACTTCATGGGCGGTTCTTCGTCTACTGCTTCTGATGGCGGTGTTGATATTTTCGATCCAGTACTTATTTCACTGGTTCGTCGTTCAATGCCAAACCTAGTAGCATATGACATTTGTGGCGTTCAGCCAATGACAGGTCCAACGGGCTTGATCTTTGCTATGCGTTCACGTTATGCTAACCAGACTCATGATGAAACATTCTACGACGAAGTTAACACTGCGTTCGCGACTGTTCCAGCGGCTGATTCAAACACTGCATTCGGTGGCATGAAGGGTACTATTCCTGGTGCAACTAACACTTCACCGCTTACTGCTACTAACACTTATAACACTGCAGCAGGCATGTCAACAGCTCAAGCTGAAGCTCTTGGTACTGACTCTAACACAGCATTCCCAGAAATGGCTTTCACAATCGAGAAGCTTTCTGTAACTGCTAAGACACGTGCTCTTAAAGCTGAATACTCAATGGAACTTGCTCAAGATCTTAAAGCAATCCATGGTTTGGACGCTGAAACAGAACTTTCTAACATTCTTTCTACAGAAATCTTGGCTGAAATCAACCGGGAAGTTGTTCGTACTGTCAACATCTGTGCTAAAGTAGGCGCTGAGACCGATACAACTACTGCTGGTGTTTTTGATCTTGATACAGATTCTAACGGTCGTTGGTCTGTTGAGAAGTTCAAAGGCTTGATGTTCCAACTTGAGCGTGAAGCTAATAAGATTGCGAAAGAGACTCGTCGCGGTAAAGGTAACGTTGTTCTTTGTTCTGCTGATGTTGCTTCAGCACTTCAAATGGCTGGCGTTCTTGACTATGCTCCTGCTCTTAACGGTAACAACCTTATGGTTGACGACACAGGCAATACTTTCGCTGGTGTTATCAACGGTCGTCTACGTGTTTACATCGATCCATATGCGGTTGGTGGTAACTACTTGACAATCGGCTACAAAGGTTCTTCAGCGTTTGATGCTGGTGTCTTCTACTGTCCATATGTTCCGCTACAAATGGTCCGCGCCGTAGACCAAAACAGCTTCCAACCAAAAATCGGGTTCAAAACTCGTTATGGCATGGTTGCTAATCCATTCGCTAAAGGTGCTTCAGCCTTTACTGATGACGGTCTAGCGATTAACTCAAACGTATATTACCGTAAAATTATCGTCAATAACTTGATGTAAGACTCGGTATTGAGTTAAAATAATAAGACTGGATATAACCAGTCAGGATTAAAGGGAGCTTCGGCTCCCTTTTTTTGTTATATAAATATATACGAACTAGAAAGAAGGATTATATACAAAATGGCTTCGGTAAATCCAAACTGCGATACGCAGGTGCCTGCTAATAAGAACTTTTTATCGCCCCTTAATTTTGTTTTTCAAATTAAGAAAGCGCCTCATGTTAGCTATTTTGTACAACAAGTCAATGTACCTTCCCTAAGTTTAGCATCACCTATCACAACGAACCCAATGTTGAATATCCCATTCCCAGGCGAACATCTACAGTTCGGACAACTGGATGTAACATTTAAAGTCGATGAGGACTTTAAGAACTATTTGGAGATACATAATTGGCTAACGGGATTAGGCAAACCAGAGACATTCTCACAATATGATGAATTAGAAGAAAAACAAAAACAGCCATGGAATGGTGATGGTATTTATTCGGACATGTCTTTGATCATTATGTCGAACGCAAGACAACCTAATTTCGAAATATCATTTATAGACGGGTATCCAACAGGCATCAGTGATATATCTTTTAATTCACTAGAAAGTGATGTGAATTATGTCAACGCCACAGCCTCGTTCAAATACACTATGTATAAGATCGCTGACATTTCATAAACAAGTCGGTAGGTGTCACACCGACTTGTTTATGAAACTTTATTATTATTATTATTATTATGGGACTCCAACAGTATGAAGTTAGAAGATATATTTGAGCAGTGGAAAGTAGACGCTGAGATAGACAAAACAGAACTTGGCGACGAAGCACTAAAGATACCAAAACTCCACCACAAATACTACCAAATCCTAGTCAGTGAAAGACTACTTCTCAGAAAATATGAAGCTGATGCAAAAGAACTCAAATTAGACAAATACGAATTCTACACGCAGGGTCCAGACGAGTACTCCGAGAGTAAAGGTTGGAAGCTACCATCAAAAGGTATGATACTAAAACCCGATATCCCTATGTATATGGACGCTGATCCAGACATCATTAAATTATCTTTAAAAATAGGTCTACAACAAGAAAAGGTGGAATTCCTCGACTCTGTATTGAGGACTCTCATGAACAGAGGTTATAATGTTAACGCTGCTATCAATTGGCAGAAATTTATTAACGGTGTGTAAATAATTATGGAAGATATAGTTGTAAAGAAATTAAATGAAGTACACCTGAAGGTTTTGTGTGATCCTGGAGTTGCTCACGAGATATCTGATTGGTTTACATTCGAAGTCCCAAACGCTAAGTTCACTCCGGCTTACCGTAATAAAATGTGGGACGGGAAAATCAGACTTTACAATCTTTTGACTCAAACATTATACTGCGGGTTAGTAAGGCACCTAGAAGCATTCGCTGAATCCAGAAAATATAACCTCATTTTCGAATACGATAGAAGTTCAAGAAACTTCTCTATCAAAGAAGCGTTGGATTTTATCACAGAGCTGAACCCAAAGTTCCCACCAAGGGACTACCAGATTAAAGCGTTCACACACGCTGTCCGTGAGGAAAGAAGTTTACTATTATCCCCAACGGCGTCGGGTAAGTCATTTATAATCTACCTTCTTGCGAGATTTTATAATAAGAAAACACTAATCATCGTACCAACTACAAGTCTTGTAGGACAGCTGATAACAGACTTCGCTGATTACGGATTTGATAGTACCAACCATATGCATGGTGTGTTCACTGGAAAAGACAAGTTATCCCCAAAACAAATTACGGTTTCTACTTGGCAATCTATCTATAAAATGCCAAAGGAATACTTTGATAACTTTGAAGTTATTGTAGGTGATGAAGCGCACTTATTCAAAGCCAAATCCCTTACAACAATAATGTCAAAGTTGGAAGATTGCAAATACAGATTTGGATTCACTGGGACATTGGATGGCACCACCACCAATAAACTGGTTCTCGAGGGGTTGTTTGGTGCTGTAAAGAAAGTGATAACTACTTCGAAACTCATTGAAGATAATCACCTTTCTGATTTTAAAATTAAATCTATTGTTTTGACTTATCCAGACGAGGCAAGGAAGCTCGTATCAAAGGCTGATTACCAAGCAGAAATGGATTATCTAGTTAGATTGAATGAGAGAAATAAATTCATCAAAAATCTTGTTGGATCTCTAAATGGCAATACGCTAGTACTATTCCAGTATGTAGATAAACACGGCAAGGTTTTGAACGATGAAATCAAAACAGCCTTTCCCGATAAAAATGTACACTTTGTGCACGGCGGTGTTACTGGTGATGCTAGAAATAATATACGCTTAGATGTAGAAAATGATAACAACTCAATTATCATAGCTAGTTACGGGACGTTTTCGACAGGCATAAATATTAAAAATCTCCAGAATATTGTTTTTGCATCACCATCAAAATCACGCATCAGAAACCTGCAATCTATCGGGCGAGTATTGAGAAAATCAGCTAATTCAGAACAAGCGACTTTGTTCGACATAGCGGATGATTTGTCTTGGAAGCAAAAAAAGAATCACACGATTCGACACTTCATGGAGAGAATTAAGATCTACAATGAAGAAAAGTTCTCTTATAAGATATATAACGTGGAACTAATAATTGATCAATAGCTATCAATGTAACACCCTTCGGGTGTTGACCTTCGGTCACTGGCTATTGTCTTATTCTTTATTGTTTCTATTGTCTTATCCTTATTAAGCAGTAAGAAACAGTAAAGTATATTCTTAGGCGACAACCTATTATACCGTTGTTCGTGGATTAAGTCAAGTAAATAATGACAAAAAAGTGAAAAAAAGTGAATTTATTTTATTTTACTTATTTTTGAATTAAGTGTTGTCTTTTTATCCATTATGTAGTATTATACACTTATATTAATCATTAATCGTTTTTTATATCACAGGATCAATATATTCAGATGAGAAAAGCTAGAAATTATATTAACAATAGAGCATTATTT